AGCCGCCAGCAAAGGGCGGCTTTTCGCTGACTTCAATGCAAGTAATCGCAGTGCTGACAGTGAGATATACCCGGTCCTGCGTGATTTGCGCAATAGGTCGCGCGACTTGGAGCGTAATAACGAATATATGCGCCGTTATTTGCAGTTGTTGCGCACGAATGTGGTCGGTGAGGGCGGCATTCGGCTTCAGATGAAGGCCCGCAATCCAGATGGCGGCATGGATATTGGTGGTAACAATATTGTTGAGTCTGCATGGACTGAGTTCTGTCGTTACGGCGGTCCTACTGTTGACGGCCAGATGTCTATGATTGACTTGCTGAACCATGTCATCACTGGCGTTGCGCGTGACGGCGAAGTGTTCTTGATGAAGGTTCGCGCGAACTATTTGCGTCAGGGGTACGCTTTGCAGCTCATCGAGCCTGACATGATTGACGAAGACCACAATGAGCGTGTTAAGGGTGGCAATCCTATCCGCATGGGTATCGAGATTGACGAGTCCACCCGACGCCCAGTTGCCTACCATGTTTTGACAGCTCACCCTGGTGATTACGATTACACTACACTGGCAAATGGCAAGAAGCGCACTCGCATCCCTGCTGACCGCATGATGCACATCTATCGTCCAGATCGTGCGGATCAGACGCGCGGAGTTCCTTGGTCAGTTTCCGCTATAGCCTCCCTGAAGATGTTACATGGCTATCGTGAGGCTGAATTGGTCGCTGCCCGCGTTGGCGCGGCCAAGATGGGTTTCTTTACGTCTCCAGCGGGCGATGGCTTTACTGCTGACGATTACGAAGACAACGTAACTCCGATCTATGACGCAGAGGCTGGAACCTTCCACCAGCTTCCTGCTGGCGTTGATTTTACAGCGTTTGATCCGAGCCATCCAAATTCAGCATTTGCTGACTTTGAGAAGGCTGTCTTGCGTGGGATCGCAGGCGGCTTGGGCGTAAGCTATACCTCACTGGCCAATGACTTGGAGGGTACGTCGTATTCCTCTATCCGCCAGGGTGCGCTTGAGGAGCGTGATTTTTATCGCACTTTGCATCGGTTTATGATTGACCACTTCATTGACCCATTGTTCCGTGAGTGGCTTGAGCATGTAATGGGCTTCGGCGTTATTCCAATCTCCGGCACAAACAAGATCGCCAAGTTTAGCGCGGGCATCTCTTGGCGGGCGCGAGGCTTCCAGTGGGTTGATCCGCTGAAGGAAATCAATGCTGCTGTTGTCGGTTTGCAGAATGGCATCTTGAGCCATACTGACATTGCGGCCAACTATGGCCGAGATGCAGAGGAAACATTCTCTCAGATCAGCCGTGACAAAGAAATGGCAGCAGCCTACAACTTATCAATGGCTTACGAGCCATTTGGCGATAAGCAGCCAGTCCCTGCGGAGGTTGATGTCAATGACGAACAAGCCTAACAGCGGGATGATCTCTGAGGCCAAGAAGGGCTTAGACTGGCGCAGTGAGTACGGTCGCGGTGGTACTGAAGTCGGCATAGCCCGTGCGCGTGACATCTCAAATGGTAAGAACTTGTCTGATGATACAGTCAAGCGAATGTATTCTTTTTTCAGCCGACATGAGGTTGATAAGAAGGCCGAGGGGTTCCGTCCTGGCGAGGATGGCTATCCATCAAACGGGCGTATCGCCTGGGCGCTCTGGGGCGGCGATGCTGGCTTCAGTTGGTCGCGCAAATTAGCTGCTAAAATGGAAGAGGAACGCTCTATGGAAAATGTCGGAAATTCTGATATACTGCCCGAGAACACCGAGGGTGAAGTTATGAGTGAAGTTCGTGATGCGGAAATTGAAGTTGTTGCTGATGAAGTAACAAATGAGGTCCGCGAAGAAGAGGTCGAGGTTGCTTCAGAGGAAGCAGTTGATGGAGCAGAGGAAACTCGGTTGGCTCCTGAGAAGCTGATCTCTCGCGCTGTATCCGCAGACAAGAAGGTCATCGACGTAGATGATCGTCGTGTCCAAATTGCTGTATCCTCTGAGGAGCCAGTTGAGCGTGGATACGGTAATGAAGTTTTAGATCACTCTGAGCGCAGCATTGACCTGTCGTTCCTAAATAGTGGTCGTGCGCCTTTGCTGTTGGATCATGATCCACGCCAGCAAATTGGCGTTGTGGAATCAGTCACATTGGATGGCTCGGCGCGTAGATTGCGTGCGACGGTTCGTTTTGGAAAGAATGGACTCGCCAAAGATGTGTTTGATGATGTTACTGACGGCATTCGCAGCAACATCTCAGTTGGCTATCAAGTCAACAAATTGGAACAAGATGGCAAGGGTAGCTACCGTGCTGTCGATTGGCTTCCAATGGAAGTTTCTGTTGTATCTATCCCCGCTGACAGGACAGTCGGCGTTGGCCGGAGCGCAGATGACGACCTTCAACACCGTACAACTAACTCAACCCCTCAAAAGGAGGCTACTATGTCTGATATTGACATTGAAGCGGTGAAGGCCGAAGCTGTTCGCGCCGCCGCAAAAGACCATGCCGAAATCTATGCTCTTGGTGGTAAGCACCAGCAGCGTGATATGGCTGAAAAAGCAGTCGCAGAAGGCCGTACATTGGCCGAGTTCCGTGGCGAGCTTTTGAACGTAATCGGCAACAAGCCGCTGGACAACACTGAAATCGGTCTTGCACCGAAAGAAGTTCGCCAGTTCTCTTTGCTGAAAGCGATCCGCGCTCACGCCAACCCAACTGATCGTGCTGCACAGCAAGCTGCCGCTTTCGAACTTGAGGCATCTGCCGCAGCTTCTGAAGCCTATGGCCGCGAAGCTCAAGGCATCATGATCCCGAATGAAGTTCTTCGTTCATGGGCTGTTCGTGACCTGAACACCACAGATGACGCTGCTGTAATCGCAGACGACTTCCGTGGAGGTTCTTTCATCGACGTTCTGCGCAACCAATCTTCGGTTATGCAGGCTGGCGCTACAATGTTGTCTGGTTTGTCCGGCAATGTGAAAATCCCAAAGAAAACTGCCGCATCGGCTGCTTCTTGGATTTCCACTGAAGGTGGCGCTGCTTCTGAGAGCGAGCCAACTTTGGGCCAAATTACAATGGCCCCAAAGACACTCGGCGCGTTCACAGATATAACACGTTTAATGATGATGCAGTCCAGCCTTGACATTGAAGCTCTTGTTCGCAACGACTTGTCCACAGCGATTGCTCTTGCAATTGATCTGGGCGCGTTGGCAGGTTCAGGTTCCTCTGGTCAGCCTACAGGCGTAAAGAACACATCGGGCATCAATGCTCCTACTAACTTTGCTGCTGCAAACCCAACCTTCGCAGAAGTTGTTGCGATGGAAACTGCTGTTGCAGAAGACAATGCTTTGTCTGGCAACTTGGCCTACATCGCCCCAGCAGGCATGTACGGCGCTCTGAAAACAACTGCAAAAGACGCTGGTTCAGGCCAGTTCGTAGTTGGCCCAGACGGCAACATGAATGGTTACAACACCATCGTGTCCAACCAAGTCACAGCAGGCGATCTGTACTTCGGCAACTTTGCTGACTTGCTGATCGGCATGTACGGCGGTTTGGACATTGTTGTTGATCCATACACCAGCAGCACAAGCGGCACTGTACGCATCGTTGCACTGCAAACCTGCGATGTGGCTGTACGTCACGCTGTATCGTTTGCCTTTAACAACGACGGCGCATAATATAACTGGTGGGGGCTTCGGTCCCCACCAACCCTACTAGGAGTTTTATATGCCATATCTTGTTTTGAAGTCCTGCGTCATTGACAACTCTCGTTGCAATGCAGGTGATATTTTGAATTTATCCGATGAGAATGCTCGCTCCCTTACCGCCATGGGTCGCGTTGAGTACGTTGATGCTCCGCAGCCTGCGAAGGAAGCTGAAGACCGTTCAGTTGCTCTGCCAAAGAGCAAAACCACAAAGACTGTTACTCGGAAGGCCAAGAAATGAAGATAACTCTTCTCAAGAAAGCAAGCTGGGGCGGCAAGAGCTACAAGAGTGGCAGCAGCCATGATGTTGATGATAAGGTTGCAGGTAAGCTGATCTCTCGCGGATACGCAGAAGTTTATACTCCATCAGAGGAAGTTGAAGATGGCCCTGCCACTGGCGAGTGATCTCGCAACAATACTATCGGTTGATGAGTTTGCTATCCGCGCGCTTTATAAGCGCATGGGAGCTATGGGTGACACTTACATTAATATAATATTCGACAATGAGACTATCCCCGTGGATAACGGCGGATTTGTTCAGGTCCACCAAGAGCAGCCACAAGCCACTTGTAGAACATCTGACATCCCATACATCTCTGAGACTGACAGGATGGTTATCAATTCGGTTGAGTATGTTGTGCGTGCCTGGATCCACGATGGTACTGGCGTAACTGTAGTGCAATTGGAAAAATCATAATGTCTCATGTTCGCCAGCAAATCAGGGAAAGAATATCGACCCTGCTCAATAGCAATGTTGCTTTAGTTTCGTCTAGGGTTTACGGCAGTCGCGTTTACCCACTGACAGAGGCTAAATTACCTGCTATAACTGTTTATGCGGGCGCAGAGCAGTCCGGCCTGATGACTTTGGGTCGGAAAACGCTTATGAGAACGCTGACGGTCAATGTTGACGTTTATGCGTTAGCAACGGCTAATTTGGACAACGATCTTGACGCAATTTGCGTTCAGGTCGAAGAGGCCATTGCTGGGGATTACTCCCTGAATGGTCTTGCGAAGAACACAGTGCTTTCGGGTACTGAAATAGATTTTTCTGGCGAGGCCGAACAGCCTGTTGGTGTCGCCAGATTAAACTTCAGTGTCGAGTATTCTACCGACATTGATGATGTGGAAACGGCCAGATAGGAGATATACCATGGCTACGCACGCTGGTAGCGAAGGCACCGTAAAGGTCGGTTCCGACGCAATTGCAGAAATCCGTTCCTTCTCAATTGAGGAGACTGCGGACACACTTGAAGACACATCCATGGGCGATGGCGCTCGCACATATAAACCATCGCTGACCAGCTTCTCTGGTTCTATCGATGTTTTCTGGGATGAAAATGACACAGCAGGTCAGGGCGCATTGACAATCGGGGCAGAGGTTACGCTCAACCTTTACCCAGAGGGTGACACCGCTGGCGACACTTATTTGTCCGGCGCGGCCATCGTGACAGGCCGCTCTGTAAGCTCTTCTTTTGATGGGCTTGTAGAAATGTCAATTTCAGTGCAGGGTAGTGGTGCATTAACACAAACAACGGTGTAAAACATGACCCTAGCAAAACGTATCGCGGCGAAGCGAGCGGAACAACAGCGTGGTTTCTCAGACGTTGAAGAGTGGGGCGAGGCGGACAATCCGCTTCGCCTTTACTTCACACAAATCTCTGCAAGAGATATTGAGAAGGTCCAGCGCAAATATCCCAACTTTCTGGCTGAACCCAGCATGAGCGCAATGGTCGAGATGATTATTGTCAAATGTGAGGATGAGGCTGGCGAGAAAGCATTCACATTGGAAGACAAGGCCATCCTTTTGGGCGAGCCTGTAAATGTGATTGCAAAAGTGTTTGGTTCTATCTTTGATACTGATAGCCCAGAGGATCACTTAAAAAACTAAAGGGCGACCCATTTAGATGCAATCTCTTGGGATTGGCTCTCAGACTTGGCAAGACGATCTCAGAGATTGAGGAAATTAGTCTTTCGGAGTATAATGAATGGGTCGCATATTTTGCACTGATTGAGGAGCGCGATAAAAATGAGTGAAAAGATCAACATTATT